GCTGACCTCCAGCCTGGATCTGTGCTGTGCGCCAGGTCGGGCGTTGCCGCCGTTTGCGAGGGGACACGGAGGACGATGAGGGTACCGTGTATAACCGGGCTGCCAGGCACCTGGGTTCCGGGCGTACACGGTAACTGCATCCACAACGAGATCGCGGCTCTTTTGCGGCGGTCTCTGGCCCCATTACCACTGCCGGATGAAACGCCCCTTGGCGGCGACTTTCTGCGGGTGCTTAGGCGCTTGCGGCGGGTCGCAGGACGTTATTGCGGCACACGTTGGGGTTACCTGGAAACGGCGCAAACGTATAGTGGTTCTATGCGCCGTAGATACCTCGAAGCAGAAAGGAGTTTGCGCGAGGACGGCCCGTTGTGTTCACGGGACGCCAAGCTCCGCGCCTTTCTGAAAGCTGAGAAGACGCCACAGGGCAAGGACGCCAAGCCTAGGATGATTTTTCCTCGGACACCTAGGTATAACTTGGCCCTGGCTTCTTGGCTTAAACCCTTTGAGCACTGGCTGTGGGGTTACCTCACGGCCAAGAGGTTATTCGGGGGTTCGCCTACCAGGGTTGTGGCGAAGGGTCTTTCTCCGCGCCAGCGGGCCAATCTGATTGTTCGTAAGTTCAATCAGTTTGACAGATGCGCGGTGTTTGAAGCTGACGGGAAGGCGTTCGAAGCCCACGTCAGCTCGAGGCAAGTCTCGGAGGAGCACGCTATCTACCTGGCCGCTTACCAAGGCGACCCGGAGCTGGCTAGCGTGTTGTCTCGCCAGCGTTTCACTGGTGGGACGGCGTCCGGGCTGAAGTTTTCCCGACCAGGTGGGAGGGCCAGTGGGGACTTCAACACGGGGATGGGCAATTCTTTGCTTATGCTTGGGATTGTCGTCTCCGCGTTGCGGTCCCGCCACGTCAAGTTTGACACACTTGTCGATGGTGACAACGCACTGGTCTTCGTTGAGTCTCGCGACCTGCGTCGGGTGCTGTCGAACTTCAGCGAGGATGTTCTGAAGAGCTCTGGTCACGAGCTGACGCTAGAACGACCTGTGTCCGTCATCGAGCACGTCCGGTTTGGGCGTTCTGCACCCATTAACCTGGGTCATGGTTTGGGTTGGACCATGGTCAGGGACGTGGGAGCCGTCTTGTCGGGTGCCTTTGCTAGTCATAGGTGGCTCGTCGAGCCGGTCTTTGGCAGACGTTGGCTTGGTGGGGTGGCCCAGTGTGAG